TGTTTCTTTTCGTTTAGTGTTTTTCTATCAACAATACAAAATCTAATACATTCTCTGGCTTCAGAACCTGTTGCCATATCACTTGGATATCGCAATACTGACTCACTATGTGGTATCTTGTTTCGTTCGTGCTCAGTCATTCGCTTTTTAGCAAGTGTTCCGGCCGTTTTATTGCGCTGAGCTTGAACTGCTTGTATCTGAGCTGCTTCTTTTTCTTTGTCTGACATTAGTCTTTTTATCCTGTATAAATACTAATAACTATTTATAAACTATATGGGTATTTATATGAGTTACAAAGGTAAATATAAAATAAAAAAGCCAGAAAAGTATTTAGGTGACTATACAAAGGTTATCTATCGATCTTTATGGGAAAGGCAAGCATTTAAATGGTGCGAAGCTAACACACGAATTAAAGCATGGAATTCTGAAGAGGTAGTTATACCTTACAAATGCAAAACAGATAATAGAATTCATCGCTATTATATAGATCTATTCATCGAAATGGATGATGGCGAATGTATATTAGTAGAGATTAAACCAAAAACACAAACTAAAGCGCCTAAGAAACCTGCACGTAAGACCAAAAGGTATATCAATGAAGTAACTGCGTATATAAAGAACACTTCCAAATGGGTTGCAGCGAATCAGTTTGCTGACCATAAAGGTTGGAAGTTTCAGATATGGACGGAAGACACTTTAAAGAATTTAGGCATCAAACTACTCAAGTCTTAGTATAAATAGATATATGGCAAGTTTATTCGATCAACTACAAGCAGGCGCATTTAGAGCTGGGTTAACTCCTAGGACTGATGAATCACGCAGGTGGTTTCAAAAGAAAGTAAAAGAGTTAGGTACTATTAATACGACCAAACTCATGAATGATGACTCATTAAAAGAAGTTGTTAATCCTAAGGTCGGTGACATGATAATGTACATGTACGACGCAAAAGGTAAAGCTGATCTTCCATATTGGGATGCATTTCCATTAACTATATTAGTTGGACCAACTAAAGGTGGTTTCCAAGGTATTAACTTACATTACCTATCACCTGGAGTTAGAGGTCAATTCTTAGCTAAGCTTATGGATATGGCACCTAAGAAAATTAATGAATCCAGTAGATTAACAAGAATTAGATATGATGCGTTACAAAACGTAGCTAAGTACAAAGAATTTAAGCCATGCTTTAAACGGTATCTAATGAGTCAAGTAAAATCTAAGATAGTAAGAGTACCAATGACAGAATGGGAAATTGCTACTTTCATGCCAACACAGCAGTTTAAGAAAGTCAAAGACCAAAGTGTTTGGCGATATAGCAGAGACCAATATTAATGTCAAATACAATTAACGATTTACAAGCAGCAATAAAAAACCATGGCGGCTTAGCTCTTCAGAATAGATATCAAGTTATATTTACTCCACCAAAAATGTCTTTAATTAATCTGAATCCTTCAACGATATTAAATGCTGTAGTATCAGGTAGTAGCTTAAGCTTGAAGAATTTTATAAATGACCCTAGAGATATATCAATCTTTTGTGATTCAGTTAATATTCCTGGTAGACAGATTTCTACTGGTGACCATCAAACATACGCAGAATCTAGGAAATATATCACTGGTTATATAGATGAAGATGTAACTATGGAGTTCATGCTTACACAAGATTTCTTTATGAGAAATATGATGGATGATTGGTTGAAGTCTATGTTTGATAGTGATTCTTATGCAGTTAGTTATAAAACCGAATATGTTACTGATATAACTATTCAACAATTAGACAAAGAAGGTAATCTACCTCTGTATGGAGTAAAGCTATTAAATGCTTATCCTACTTCAATAGGTGGAATGACCTTAGGTAATGCGAATGAAAGTACTCCACAAAAGATGAGTATAACATTTTCATATGACAAGTTTGAGGTCTTAGGACCTCTTGGCGGTTTTGCTTCAGCCGCAAAAAGTGTTGCAGATAGACTTATAAATATTATATAGTGAATTGGTAATTACGGAGAAAATATTATGGCTTTACCAAAGTTAAATACAGCTCAATATCAGGTATACGTACCTGGGCTGCAAAAGGAAGTATCCTTTAGACCTTATTTAGTTAAGGAAGAAAAAATACTCATGATGGCTTTAGAATCACAAGATCAAAAACAGGTTCTAAATGCTATTAAAATGGTTATTAGCGGATGTGTCGTAGAAAACATTAACGTTAATAAGCTTGCAATGTTTGATGTTGAAACGATATTCTTGCATCTCAGATCAAAGTCTGTTGGTGAAAGAATTAACATTCAAATAAAATGTTCAAGTGAAGAATGTAAAGCATTAAATGATGCTGAAATAGAATTAGATGATATTGAACCACCTGTAATTGGTGATAATAATATTATTAAATTAACTGATGAAGTTGGTATGACTCTAAGATATCCATCATTTGATGACATGAAATCTTTAGATACAGAAAAAGCGGAATCAATTGAAAGCGTTATGGCATTAATCATTCAGTGTATTGATAATATATATGATGAAAACGATGTCTATCCTGCACAGGATTCTTCTAAACAAGAATTAATAGATTTTGTTGAAGGTTTAAACAGTGCGCAATTCGAACAAGTGTCAAACTTCTTTGAAGAAATGCCAGCGCTGAAGTATGATTTAGAATTTAAGTGTAACACATGTGATCATGAGAATAAGGTGGAACTAAAAGGTATCCAAAGTTTTTTTACCTAAGCCTCTCTCACGAAACTTTAGTTAATCACTTTAAGACTAATTTTGCGATGATGCAACATCACGGATATAGTCTGACTGAATTGGATAATATGTTACCATGGGAGAGAGAGATTTATGTTACTCTACTTAGTGAACATGTTAAAGAAGAAAATAAACAGAATGCGGAACAAGAAAGGAAAATGAACAGATGACAGAAGAAGTAAAATCACATCCCGCTGATACTAACGGCGATGGTAAAGTATCTAAAGAAGAGCATGATATGTATCTTGAATTTAAGCGTAAAGAGCTTGATGATCAAGATGCCATGCGTGATGCTCAACGTAAAATGACATGGTTTGCATTAGCTGGATTATTACTATATCCATTCGCAGTAGTACTTGCGTCATTAGCCGGATTGAATGAGGCACAAGCAACTCTTGGCTCAATGGCACCAACATATTTTGTTGCTGTTGCTGGTATAGTAGCTGCATTTTTTGGTTCACAAGCATACACAAAAGGTAAGTAACAATGGCTGATGGCTTTAAACAAGACGCAGAATCACAAAGAGTAAAACCTAATCCAGCTCCTAGAGATAGAGGCAATGGAATATCAGAAATAACTGATAAGCTTCGTGACGGGACTGTTAATGTCGACAGTAAAACACTAAATGATGGATTAGTTAATATAGCTAAAAATATCCATACCTTCGGGATTCAAGCTAATGCTAAACTAGATTCTCTTTCTGTAAGCATGAGTGGTAATAAACTAAAGGAATTAGAAACAAATAAAGAAGGTATTGCTAGAACTGACAAGACTAATGAGCTATTAGGTAAGATTCTTAAAAAAGAATTAGTTATACCTGATGCGCCAAAAGGATGGTGGGGAAGAATCTTTGCTATAGTTGGTGGTCTATCAGGTATAGTAGCTGGCCTTGTTGCTGGTTTTGTTTTAGGAATCGCTGACTCAATTATTACTGCTACTACACTCATGGTTAAAGCATTTAAGAATATAGGTAAATTTGCAAAATTATTTAGTGGCTTATTTAGTGGTAATATTAAAGTTTTTAGAAGTGCAAATGGCGCGTTTAAATCATTACCATTATGGGCCAAAGCAATTCAAAAGCTTGGCAAAGCATTCAGATTTACATTAGGTATATTTAGCAAAGCTGGCAAATCGATTGCAGGATTTAAAAAGATTGGAACTGGGTTTAGCCGAGCTATTAAATCACTTAAAAGCGGCTTTCTAACTCTTAAGCTTAGTGCGCAAATGATCTTCTTTAGTCTTACAATGTTTGTTGATGATGCTAAAGCTATAGCAACGACATATAAAAATTCAGCCAAAGGTATAGCTAGTAAGCTGAAAAATGGCTTTAAAAGTATATTTAAGCCATTCAACTTTATTATCGACGCATTTAGACAAGCCTTTAAACCTATTGCTGCAGTAATTACTACTCTTACTACATCTAGTAAAGCCGTTGGTTCGTTTGGATTAGTTGCTAAAGCTTTCTTTAGACCATTAGGTACATTCTTTAAGTTTGCTTTTGCTGTATTTAAGCCGATCGGACGATTGCTTGGTAAACTCTTCTTCCCACTCACTATTATTATGGGTATTTTTGATGGTGTAAAAGGAGCAATTGACGGAGTAGCTAATAATAAAGAAGGAAGTAACTTTGTAGCTGGTATGTT